GCCGTTTAGCTTCTGAATTTGTCATGGTTATTAGGTTGTATAAATAGTGTTCAGGGGTTGGTAGTAGTGGGGTCATTTACGAATTTTTAATCTGCTTTTACGGTTAATAGAAGGATCTTGAAGTCTGCCTTTAGTAGTACTGCCTTTGTAGTGAGCAGCATCTTTACCATCATGGTTTCCTTTAGTACCTAGCTTTATGTTTAACCTGTCAGCATTTCTTCTAATTCGTTTACCCTTTGGGGTTTGCATGTAAGCTCGTTGTTGTTTATTTCTTCTCTTACGAGCTTCAGGATTACTCCTGTAATATTCAGCTGTTTTTCCTGCCATAGAGTCTGCTCTGTACTAGTTCTGGATCAACTTTTGGCATTACAGCTGCAAGCTTAGAGAGTGGGTTGCCGTCGTATGCAATACCGCTAATGTCATTGGTTTTAAGCCAATCACATGCTGCTTTTAAATCTTGAGTAGAAGCTTCGCCACTTTTAACCCGTTTAAGGAATTCAGTTGTGACGAGGTTATGTAATTCGTTAAATTGGTCTTCAGTGGCTTTCTTCATTAGGCTTTCTTTTTTTTTATTTTTAAGTCGTTTGATTTCTTAGCAAAATCAATAGCAAAAGTAGGTCTGCCATATTCTTTTATACATTGATCTTGAAACTTGTGAGCAGCTTTTAAAGTGCTAAAAGTTTTCATTGTCCTACCTGTTCTTGTATCAACAACACTGCATTTCATTTAGTTCCTGGGAATAAGTTTTTCTTAATCAGTTCAACTGCTTTATCATCAATGGTATTGTCAGTGGACTCAGCGTATGCTTCGAGTAGTTGTATAACTAACTCTTTAACAGCAGATGAGCTGAGGAATGCCATGAGGATGGGCTTGATAAGTACAATCATGATTCTTTAGTGGATTTAGTAGTTTTCTTAGTTGTTTTCTTTGCTTTAGCTTTCTCTTCAGCTTCTCTTTTTGTAAAATCTGATAATGTGCTCATAATTAAAAAGGTCTATACCAAGGTTTAGGTTTTTCATCGTTTGGTTCTATTGATTTAAGATATGCAGATATAGCAATTACATCGCTACACATACTTTCTACACGTGAACCAGGTCTCAACATGAAACCCTTCTGTTGTAGCTCTGCACATTTAAGTGTTCGAACTAATTCATAGTCAAGACGCATCTTTTCTTCTTGCCTAGCAGCAATAGAAAGACAACGTTTTAATCCTCTACGATCTAATGGGATCATAAAGTTAATCTGTCCTCCCCAGTTTTCAGCAACAGTATATGTTTGCTGAGTCATAGTCTCATCGTATGGAGTCGTATGATTTCCCATATAGAATGGGGAGAAAGTCAGCGTCGATCCATTACATGAGATATTAGGACCAAAATGCTGCCTAGACGGTGCTCCATTGTTCTGGAATTGCACCGCCTGATTAGTTACATTCCCTGTTGCAGCCGCTACTGGATTGGATACGTTTCTATCACCTTCTTCTGCTTTAACTGGTGCTATTGAGAGAAGACTGATAAGGAGACCGTAGTAGAGGAGACATCTATTTCTCTGTCTATCACTTCTACGGATAACACCTGACTTGCTGCTCTTGATACCACTTCTAGTGAGAATGGATCTCCAGCTGTGTGTAAGGTGAATATTGAATCTGAGTCGGCTAAACCTCCTGAAGAAGCTGATGTATGAGTGATGTTTTCTCCACTCCATTTGTTCAGGGCTGACCCGTAGGTTGTTGTTGTTATTTCCTCCACGATTTCCTGAGTAGTCGTGGTTGTACTGTTCATCGAACCCTGGGTGAAATTTGGGGTTACTAATTCTGCTCTCGCTACCGTGGGTGATGCCAGTATGAAGAGTAAAAACCATTTCTTCATTCTTCCTTTTTTTTATTCATTGGACAGTTGACAGGTGTTTTACCATTTCCGTTCTTATTGCCTGTTGTCAAACCAAATGTGGCAAGTGCTCCAGTGAAGACCGAAGCTACGAACGTGATATCTGAGTTGCCAGATTTCTTTACCATTGGTATATCAACGTAATTGAGCGTGATTATCGCTCCAGACCAAACCACTACAGCAAGCCTTACGAAAGTACCAAGGATTTCTATTTGATGTTCTTTATCCTCTGCAGCATCTTTTAGTTTGCCAAGGATTCCTTTTTTTTCTTCCTGTTTTCCTTCCATTTATTAACTTTTGCTTGTAATTGTTTTTGAACTTTCTTTTTTATTGGTTCAAATAAAGATGAAGTAACAGACGTTGTTGCTACTGCTACGACAGCTGTTGTAACAGCAGTTATTACTACCGCAGTTTCGGGTAATGGCATCTGTATATCTATAACTGGAATTCTTAAACTTGGTGCTGTTGGCTCTTCAGTTGAGTCTTCTTTTTCGACATCTTCAGGTGCCTCCAAATCACTTGGAGGTATAATTATAGGTTTATAGGACGGTACCAGAGCTGTAGGAGGTCTAAAATAAAGATAATCAGGTGTAGGTATATCCGCCCTTGGTAGATATATTTTAATACTTCGACTTCCCTAAAGTAACTGCATTATCTTTTGTAGTAAAATCTTCACTAGTCCAGATAGAAGAACCATTTTCGTGTTTGTAAGCTTTTATAATTTCTAAATGCCTTACATTACGATCTATAGTATCTTTTTCTTCATCTGTAAGAGATGATTTAGCAGCAAGTTCATTTATTAAAATTACGCTATGCTCACCATGAGCAAAGAGAGTAGCTATTTCGTCTGTTGTGCGGTCAGCCATGATTAAGATTCCTCTTCTGTAGTTGTTTCATTTTCAGTTTCTTGCTCAGTTTCCGCCTGAGCTAATTCATCTAAAGTTTTTAATGAACCATTAATTTCATTAAGGCGGACAATGAGTTGATTTCTTTCTTGTATTAAGTTGTTAGCTTTTTCTTGGATGGTTTTCATTTTCAATTTTTTAATAAATCAATTTCATGTTTGAGTTCTTGTATGGCTTTTACAAGAATAGGGATAAGTTTGCCAGGTGTGGCTTCAAGTTTATCTGGATTTGATTCCAGTACTAAACCTAGATAATCAGCATCATTATCTTTTTGAACTTGTTGGAAATCTTGTGCAATAAATCCTGCTTCATATGTTCCATCTTTTGCTATTCCTTCTCTTGAATCCCATTTAAATTTAACTGGTTTAAGAGAATTAACAAAGTCTAATCCTAGATCTAAAGTATTAATATCTGTCTTATCTCTTCTATCAGAAAGTGCAGTAATACTTGTTACTTGGCAGCGTAAGGTTGCAATTGAGCTATTACCTAAAGTTATTTCGTTATCTACTGTTGCAGAGGAAGCATCTGCTTCACTACCAATTACAGTATTATTAGCACCACCTTCGATGTTATCTCCAGCTTGATTTCCTATACAAGTATTACTATTACCTTCAACTTCTTTACCTGCATAGTATCCAATTAAAGTATTATAGCTAATAACTCCTGATCCTTGTGCTCCAGCTTCTTGTCCGACTATAGTGTTATAACCAGAACCAGCTCTACTGCTACCACCAGTACGTCTACCTACTAGGCAGTTTCCAGTTCCAGTTGTAAAGTTATACCCACTAAGATCACCAATAAATATATTTTCATGTCCAGTGGTTACGCCATATCCTGCTTGACTTCCAATAGCTATTAGACGATTACCTGTAGTCTTGTTATAACCTGCTTGATAACCTATAGCTATATGTTCAGTACTTGTTGTAGATGCTTGTAAAGCTTCATAACCAATGGCTGTGTTGTAAGTTCCCGTTGTGTTAGCTGTCAAAGCTTTATAACCAACAGCTGTATTATTAGCTTCGGTATTCAGTCTTAAAGCATAAGAACCAACCGAGGTATTGTTGTTAGAACTTACGTTAAACCTTCCTGAATCAGCTCCAATAGCAGTATTGTTTAATCCAGTTTGGTTAAGATAACCTGCAGTTGACCCAATAAAACAATTAGCATCCCCTGTCGTAACTGCATATCCAGCACCATATCCATAGAAAGTATTTTCAACAGCTCCATCAGCCAGAGCATTGCCTGAGTTATAACCTGCAAATGTATTAGTTCCTGAGTTAGAAAGCGCTCCAGAAACGTTTAGTTTTACATAACTTTCACCAGTACTGGGTCCACCACCTGCTGCAGCCTCCCAACCAGCGTCTCCGTTGGCGTCAACGGTTAGGACGTAATTATCGGTAGCTGTACTATCTTTAATCGAGAAGTTAAGTCCAGGGATTCTGAATTTGGTAATATTAGAATCGCCTAGAGTTATCTCATTAGAAACAGTTGCTGAACTTGCATCTGCATTAGCACCAATAATAATATTGTTTGTACCTGAACTAATAGAATCTCCAGCTTCAAATCCAATTGCTGTGTTGCTGTTATTACTAGCATTAGCATTCTCTAACGCTTTAACTCCAATAGCTACAGAATTAGTATTAGTTCCACCAGAAGCACCGTATAAAGCTTTATAACCAACTGCCGTACAACTATTATGATCTCCTTGAGCTGATGCTCCACCACCTACAGCGGTACTACTACCAGAAGTAGCATTGGCTAAAGCCTTCCAACCTACAGCCGTTGTCCATCCAGCAGTAGTTACGGATTTTGCAGCTTGATATCCAACAGCAGTATTTCTATCCGTTGTAGTGTTTGAATTTAAAGCTTGATATCCAACCGCCGTACATTCTGGTCCTGTAGTGTTATTAGTTAAAGCTCCATATCCCACCGCAGTACAAGAACCACCTGTAGTTGTACTAGCCATTGCTGCTGCACCTACAGCGGTATTTGTACTAGAAGTAGTTGCTGCTGTAAGTGCAGTGTGACCCACGGCAACGTTATTACTGCCTGTACTTAAATCATCTAAAGCGTTCCAACCCAAGGCAGAGTTATGATCTCCAGTACTGATAGCTGTACCAGCATCTTTACCTATAAGAGTATTATTTTCTGCATCAGTACCAGTAAAACTATCTCCCGCATTTGAACCACCAACTGTGTTTCCTTGTGCGTCTGAGCTAAGACCTCCACCACCACCAGCAGCTGCTTCCCATCCACATTCACCATTAGCATCTACGGTTAAGACATAGTTATCAGTAGCCGTTGTATCTTTAAGGGTAAAGTTAAGCCCAGGTATTCTGAACTTGGTAATATTGGTGTCACCTAAAGTTATTTCGTTATCTACATCAGCAGCACTTGGATCTGCACCATAACCTATTACAGTATTATTACCTCCACTAAAACTACCAATATCACCTGCTCCATATCCTATACATGTGTTATTAACTCCAGATAAATTTTTACCAGCATCTAAACCAACTCCAACATTATTACTTCCTGTCGCTGAGACACCTGCATCTTTACCGACATACGTATTGCTACTAGATGTAGTGATAGCAGCTCCTGCACTATTCCCGACGCATGTATTCTGAGTACCTGTAGTAACTGCTATAGATGCTTCAGCTCCAATAGCCGTATTGAAATTTGCTGTAGTGGCTTGTTTAAATGCTTCAAAACCAACCGCACAGTTTT